TCTGTATCATCTTGCCATGCGCCATAAGGTAATGCAATATTAGATGCACTAGCCGTAGTTGGAGCAAATAATATAACTGAGTCATAACCAATACGCTCATCATACAAAGTCGTAGTAGTTGTGCCAGTTGCTAGTGTTATTGTACCAGTATTGTTAGACTTACCTTCAACCAAATTGTTTACTACCTCGGATATTTCACGAGGTGTAGAACCTGATGGGTTGAGCTTACGATACATTATCTAGTCCCTTGTGGCGATACATCAATATCAATACCAATGGCATTAGACCAATTGCTACCAGTAGGAATTACTGATAAGCGATGGTATTTACCACTACTGCGTAATGATACACGATTCTCGCTACTTGCTGCTGTATATGAACCTAACTGTGGTACTGCGCTCAAAAGCATCCTAGACGCTATTGCTACGCTTCCAGAGCCATTATCTACTACTGGTCGTGCCAATGTAACCACGGAAGTTATTTCGCTTCCTATGTCACCAGTTGTTAATGTAGCTGTAGAGTTAGCACCAGTAAAGGTCACTATCTTTGTAGTCCTAGCACCGGCAAATAAGAACTTGCCACCTGTCCACAATGCGTCATCTAAAGAAGTAGTCAATGTGTCCATGTTGCCGAATAAATCTAAGCCTTCTAATGTTATGCCGGCAGAAGCAGAACTAGCCACAACATCAACGTCAGTCGTACAAGATGACCACTTCTGTACTTGCCAGTTATAGATAAGCAATGTGTTTTGTGCAAAGTTATCAATGAACTTCCAAACTACTATCTTGCGAACTGGGTCAATCGTTGCTGACATTGAGGTAAGTTTTGATTGGTTTACATTAGCATAGAACCATGCATCTACCTTTTGTGTACCAATGGCAGTTACTGTAGAGCCATCACATGAATAGAATCCATCTGCACCTAAGAAGTAAGTCATAGAACCATATTGCACAACAGAGTTACCTTCTGCACAACCAACACCACGACTAATTGTGTCAAATTGGAAAAACAACGGTGAGCCAATGTAAGACATACGAACAATAGCACGGTCTAGTAGTATTAATCCAACCTCACCACCGGTCAAACCAGTAATGTTGCCACCATCAGCCACTATCTGAAAATCAGATTGGCTTGCACCACCAGATGTCCAGTTTGCTTCATCGTTAATATTAGACCATTGAACTTTGTTTGCATTTGTTCCAGAATCTAAGTGAGCAGCTACTACAAAGTCACGAACAACAGTTACATACTTTGCTATTGGTGCGCTTGCATTTAAATCAGCAAATAGCGAACTTACCCCTATAGTATAGCTTTGCAATTTATCATTATTGTTTGCTGCAATAATAGTATCGCCAAACTGAGTAAAGTTCCATTTATTAACACCGGTATAATTACCAGTTTTAGATACGTTATCCATGCTCAAGTCAGCACTATCTAATTTGAATAGTTTAGTAGCACCACCGGCAAATATGCTTGTTGTCGTACTAAATTTACCAGCAAATACATTGTTAAGATTTTCGCTTGCAGCAGCAGAATAGTCTACGGCTAATGGGAATGGATTATAGCCTAGCGCAGTTGGCACTACATTCTGTGCAACAGACAAGTTCTCAGCAACACCTGCTAAGTCTGGAGTCCATTCTGTAAATGCTATACGTTGGGTAGCCATAGTGTTCCTTTATAAAATAGGCTAATAGCCAAGGTAAATTATATACCCTAATAAACCGCCTAGTGTAGTGGCTACTGCATCCCATACATCTAAAGTATGTTTGTCTTGGTGAAAGTAATCGTAAATCTCTTTGCCAATAGCAAATACAATAGCAAGCAGCAAACCGCAACCAAATAACTGACCAATAGCAAATAGAATAACCCCACCTAGACAATGATATATTTTGTCTGATGGGATATTATTTAGAAAGGCTAAGATTTTCTCTATCATTATTTATTCTCTAATATTTCTAATCTTGCAGTTAGCTCTTGAATAGCTTTTACTAAGAAAGGTACTACACCACTATTATCCATTTGTTGATATTTAGGAGTGCCATCTTCATTAACTGCATCTTTCTCACCAGTTACACAGTTAGGCAAAACTTCTTGAATTTCATGGGCAATAAAACCATCATCTTTTCTACCATCAACCCAAGTAAAGCTAACAGGGTTTAATGCTGTAATAGTGGATAGAGCATTTTTAATAGGAGATACATCAGTTTTTAAACGGTAATCAGATGTAGTATTGTAAGCTACGGCAGTTGTACCATTTTGAGTAATTGTACCAACCGGAATACCAGCCAAACCAAAGCCAACATATAAAGTACCACTTGCAGTACCAGATATATGATTTTTTACTATGTAATCATTTTCAATAGTTGTGCTGCGTGAATTGCTATATCCAAGAGCCGTAGTGCCAAACGTAACTTGACCACTAGAATCAATACGCATACGCTCCGCACCATAAACACCAATGCTTAAAAAGCTACTTATATTATTATAAGAAATATATCCTGAACCATTATTCCAGTATGGCCCTTGGTCTGAATTTAATCTTAATCCTCCAAGAATAGATAAATTTCCACTAGTATCTGTGACTAAATTACCATTACCAACATTCAATGTATCAGTAGATGCATCACCTAATATTGTATTGCCAGTAACAGATAAGTTGCCACCTACTGTAAAGTTATCTGCGTCTGTCCCTGCTTGTTGGTCTTTAAGTTGTGCCATCAATTCACGTATAGCGTTATTAATGCCACTAGGCGCACAACCCTCGGCAATATCAATACCACCAATATCGGTATTATTTGCTGGTGTTGATGAAAACTCACTTATCTTATTCTTAGCCATAATTTATCCCTTTAAAAGCCATGTATTACTAGTGACTGGTGTGTCTGTCCATGTGTTTGATGTTACCGATGTGTCTGTCCAAGTATTGCTTGTTACTGATGTGGCTGTCCAAGTATTTGCCGTAACATTTGTGTCTGTCCATGTATTGTCACCAACAGGAACATCTATCCAGTTATCACCTAACTTTGTCCCATTAGCAATAACAGTAGCATTACCTGTAATGTTGCCTATTCCGTTCCATATTGCTCTAGCGTTAGCAGTTATTAAAGCAAATCCATTAATATGTGCATCTGCGCTGTACTGGACACCACCAAGAGCTGTAACTGTAGCAAGCCCGACTACCGAGCCTGATGCGTTTCTAATTCTTACTGCATTACCTGTAACTGTTGCAGTACCATTTATGTTACCAATAGCTGTTCTTATTCTAAATGCACTAGATTGTACTGTGGCATTGCCTATTATTACAGCATTTGCGCCATAAGTAACGCTAGAACCGCTAGAAACGCTTGCTAACGCATTAATACTTCCAGTTGATGTCCTAACCCTAATGGCATTAGAACTAACTGTTGCAAGCCCATTAATTTGAGCTGAGTTTAGTCGTGTTCTATTTGCACTAGCTGTGACGTTTGCATTAGCTACTATTATAGCATTTGCACTACTAATTTGATTTGCATTAGCAGTAACTAACGCATTACCATTTACACTTGCAGTTGCCAATAATAATTGACCCGCTAATGAACTAAATGGTACTTGCGAAAATGTTGCTATTCCAAACATTATTTAATGCTTTGCAATTGTTCTTCAGTTGGTAATGCTAACGTAGGGTGATTCCATGCAGCTATATAATCTCCATTCCCATCATTTTGCAAAAAAATTAATCCTGTAATTGGTATAAAATCATCACTAGATAATGTAGGATAAATCGTAATTATTTTTTCGTATAAAGTCATGTTATGCACCTCTTACCATTGCACCATTAAACCAAGTAGCATCTACAGCAAAGTTAGTATTACCAGTAGTGCTAAAATAAGCATATATCTCTAAATAGTCAGTTGAGCCATTCATATAGACTAAAGCTCCCATTGTATTTCCATATGCTATTGAACTAAAATCATTCCCAGTTTTACAACCAGCACCATTTTTTAATAAATATACAATAAATCTTGATTGAGGTGTGCCTGTGTAAACTTGTGCATTAACTTGATAATATCCAGCAACTGTAGGAGTAAATCTACTAGATGCAAAATTATTATTAGTATCAAATTCTTCTGTACCAAAATTTACTTTAGTTGCTGCTCCTCCGTTTAATGTTTGTGCGCTTGAAGCATAAGCACTAAATGCTGGGCCATTAACCGCTTGATTAGCCCCTATGGATATTTTACCTGTCACGCTTAAGTTAGTAGCACCAGGGTCTGTGGTATTTCCTATTGATACACCACCTGTACTGCTAATACGCATTTTTTCAGTTGCGCTACTTCCTGTACCAAAAGTAATAATTCCTGCGGCATTATCTGCTGATAAACCTATTCCACCAGAACCATTAGCATATATACCTGCGCCATTTGCTCTAATTTGAGCATAGCCACCATAGGCTGTACCAGCTTGACCGTACCATGAAAAGGATGTGCCGTTAGTTGCAGTAAAGTTAGCAATTGTTGCTGCGCCAGCATTTGCATTTGTAACTCTAGCACCAGCGTCACCATTTAATGACTGACTTATATCTAATATATATGTTGGAGCAATTACACCCAATCCTAATTTGCCACTAGAGTCTATACGCATACGCTCTGTGCTATTAGTAGAAAATCCTACGCTATTAGTAGCAGGTAAATACAATCCGTTAGTAGGTACTGTAGATAGATTAGGAATAAAACTATTAGCTGTTGTTGTAGTAGCTACTATCGTGCTTGGTGTAGTAGCGCCTAGAGTGCCATTTAGTGCTTTATTGGTAAGCGTTTCAGTACCAGCTAAAGTAGCAAAGTCACCATCTGAAAGAGCTGTATTGAATTGTGCTGTTGTGCCAGTTAAAGTATTACTGGATAAGTTGATTGTTTTATTAGTAAGTGTCTGTATATCGTCTATGGTTACAGATTTACCAGCAGGATAGGTACAGAATACATTTTTAATGCCTGCGCTAAACGATATGGCAGAGCCTGTAGATGACGCAAGTAATGTAGTCCTTGCTAACGTACCAGCACCTACTGTGCCAATACCTACTTCCCACTCTGTACCGCCTACAATAGCGTAGTAAGTTGTGTTGCCATTGCCGACTGCGCTAGAGAATGTAGCAAAGCCACTATTAGCACCATCAAGCGTAAACGTGCCAGTACCAGTAGTGGTTGATGTTTCTTGTACACGGTCTTTGACTATAAGAGCCATGTTTTATCCTATGATAATGTTACTGAAAGACTGCCTGACGCAATCTTAAATATATCGCCTACATCAATTGTTTTAGATACGTCTAATGGAGTATGGTACAAAAGATTACCAGTAGTTAATGCATCGTATAGACCAATCCAACCAACTGTACCCCATGCCACGGTACATTGTGGGAATGTGCAGTCTGCATTAGATAGACTAGCACCGTTAGATGGTGCAGCAAATGTTACTGCTGTACGAGCGTAAGAGCCACCAGATACTTCTGTACCGCTACCGGCATCGGTAGGGTCGCTAGTAAATAGTGCCACATAGATTGTTGTTGGTGCTGTGTAAGCTGTGCCTCGTAGCGTTACATTAATCAGCGCATTTTCTAAGTAGTTGGACATTTCTGACATAATAATTCCTTTATCGTGTTGCTATTGAGATTGCAATTGGTGAACCAGCATACTCGCCTTGGTCATCTGATACGGTTAAAGCATTTACACCACGGTCATATAATGATGCCCATGTTTGTAGTCGTGAGTCATTCATAATGTATGGCTCTGCCTCACCCAATGCACCATAAAGCAACAAGTCTGGGCATATAGCCATAAATGCGTTAGATGGCACGGAGCTACTTAAAAATACTGGTGCAGCGTAGTACAACATACTTAACGTGTAGTTGCTGTCCGGTATTGGAGCTAGTTGAAACTCTTGAGCTAGTACGGTGTATTGATGTGGTAAACCTGTATCTGTAGTACGAGCATTACGGAATAGTGCGCTAGGTGACTGATACTCTAATGTTGCTGCTGGGTTTGTTGATACGTGTAAGTCACGCATCTGCAAGAAGTCTGATGGTAGCTCTACTGTAGAGTCACCGGCTGTTGCAGTTGTTGTTACTACCTTTAGCATTTGGCGAATACGGAGTTCTCTGCGTAAACGTGTTTCAGCAAGCCTAATGAAGTCAGGAATCATTGCCGTTAAGTCACTACGAGCTAGGTAGCTGGCAATCGTAGTCTGTAAATCAGAGTAATTTGTCAATGCCATTATATGCGCCCTGCCCTTGTTCTGAATGCCCTATTATCGGGATTGTTTAACCATTCGTTAAATCGTTTCTTATCTATTACTGCAAAGCCTCTAGTGATGCCTTGCTTTTCTAATTCGGAGAAAACTGTAAGCGGTATTGATGCTACCTTGTTACTAAAGGCATCGTTGCCCCATGTCTTACGTTCGTCTTGAGCAGCGTACTCACGCTTATTCATCTCAAGGATGCCAGTTATGTCTTGGCTCTTAGCTATAACTAATTGGTCACCGTTATCAATAAACGATGTATTGGTAATGCCGTTGGATATTGTATTACTCATAAAACCTCATAATGGGGGAGAGTTTCCCCTCCCCACATATCTAACTAACTACTAGGTAAGGTCAGCAATAATTCCATGTGCTGCTTGGTTTTTAACTTCCAATGTGTACTCAACTAGCAACTGAGTTAAATCAGCATCGCCAGTTTTTGCAAGCTCATTAGTTTGGAATGGGCGCAAGTAAGATACAGCAGCCATTTCAGGGTCTAATAAGAATGCTACGTCATCACCGTCTGAGTTAGGAATGAAACGGTTAGGCACGATAGAGATAGTACCAAAGTCAGAAACATAAACGTCTGCTGCACCGATGATGGCTGCTTGGACATTGCTAGGTACATCTTTAAAGCGAGTAGCGATACCGGCAAATGTAGATGCAACTACTTTTTGTGCTGGAGTTACCATCAACAAAGTTGGTGAACCACCGTTAGTGTAAGTAGATTGAATTACTGTGTTCAAGATAGTTGCTGTGAAAGCACGGTCTGTACCAGTTACACGAGCTGTAGTACCCAAAGAACCAGCAGTACCAGAAGTACCACCAGAGTAGTTTGAGCTTAACCATGTTTGTAAGCCACCCAAAACACGAGCAGTAGAAGAGTCACCAGCAGAAGCAACTTGGTTGCTTAATAGGATAGCTTCCATGTCACGTTTGATTTCAGCAGAAGCCTTAGCCAATTGGTATGCTTTTTCTGATTTACGACCAGCTTTGTTTACAGTTTCCAAAGTACCAGAAATTTTAATGGTTTTTTGTGAAATTTGTGTACGGTTACCAACACGAGTAGTTGGAGATAGTGTTGCATCAGATGCAGTTGCACCCTCAACCACAGCGTTTGATACGTTTACAGCAGCCAAGCTGTCTGTTTGCCATTCGTGGTATACAGCAGTAGCTGCAGTTTTACCAACAGATGTCATAAATGGTGTATCTGTAGGTGAGATGTTGTAAATAACATCAGCCAAGTCTTCACGTTGACCGATGCTGGTATAGGTTTGATATGTTGCCATGATAATTCCTTAAATAAAGTTTTCAAAGACAGATGCAGCGTCACGCACCTTGCCTGATTTTTGTAATTGAGCCATAGTCTTTTTAGCTTGGTCAGTATTTACAGATGAATTACTGTTACCAGACTTAATCGTCTTAGGCGGTTCACTAACCCTCTTGTTTAGTTGAGGCTTAGACTGTTGTAATTTGTCGTACTGCATTGCCTTATACAATGCCATAACGTGCCGAGCATCTCTTACTGCTGATAGCTCTTGGTCTGAGAATCCTAAGTTCTTTGCAAACTTACGCAAATCTGACCTTAGTGTTTCACCTTTTACTGGGTCGCTATATTCTGGTAGTGATTCAGACAATACGGCAGCCTGTTGAGATAGATATTCCTGCATTCCTTGCTGTTGCTCGGCTTGTTGCATCTCTGCAATGCGTTGTCTTTCAGCTTGTATTGCGTATAACTTCTCTTTGTTCTGCGACATTTCTGCCACTCGTACAGCGTAACCGATAGGGTCAGACTCTTTTAAAGACTCTAAATCCTCTACTGGTTGTTGAGCATTCAGTAATTGCTCCATTGCTTGCAACCGTTCTGCATAAGCATCACGCATATACTTGGCTTCTTCAATAGCTTGTTGTTCAGCCTGTAGTGCTTTGCGTTGCTCTGCTACTTGTTGCGTCTTT